TACTAGACCCAGAAGAAATAGATATAGCAAAGAAGTCTATGTCTTCATATGCTTTCCGTCAAGAGTTCATGGCCTCGTTTGAAGCTATGGGTTCTGAAATGTTTAAGGAGGATTGGGTACAGGTTTACGACGAAGAACAGCACAAAGGAGAAGGTGATTATTATATCGCCATTGACTTAGCTGGATTCCAAGAAGTAGGAAAGAAAAATAAAAAGAACAGCCGTTTGGACAACACAGCTATCGCAGTTGTATATGTCACACAAAACGGATGGTACGTGGAAAACATTATATCAGGTAGATGGACTTTAGACCAGACAGCCCAAAAGATATTCCAAGCCGTTAGGGACTACAAGCCTATATCGGTAGGGATAGAAAGAGGTATTGCTAAACAGGCAGTAATGTCTCCTCTACAAGACATGATGAAGCGTAATGCTTTTTTCTTTCGCATCGAAGAGCTGACACACGGAAACCAAAAGAAAACAGACAGAATCATGTGGGCCTTACAAGGTCGCTTTGAACATGGTTTAGTCAAAATAAGAAAAGCAGAGTGGAACTCAAAATTCTTAGATGAACTGTTCCAATTCCCTGACCCCCTAACTCATGACGACTTAGTAGACGCTTTGGCTTATATAGATCAGTTAGCCAAGATAGCGTATGCTGGGGACTTTGAAGAATATGACGATTACGAAATTTTAGACGACTTTGCAGGATATTAATAAATGGCTGACTACAACGAAGAATCACCTTTAATGGTACAAGAGACCCTGCAAGCATGGGTTATGAACAAAGTAGAAGAGTGGAGCGATCACTACGAAGCAAACTACGCTGAGAAAAACGACGAGTACTATCGTATCTGGCGTGGTATTTGGTCTAGTGAGGACAAAACACGCAACAGTGAACGCTCTCGTATTATTGCACCAGCTACACAACAGGCCGTAGAGTCTAACGTAGCAGAGATTGAAGAAGCTACCTTTGGTCGTGGTAAGTATTTTGACATACATGACGACTACACAGACGAAGAAAAAGGCGACATCAAGTATTTACGTGATAAATTGCTTGAAGATTTCAAAAAAGCTAGGGTTCGTAAGGATGCTGGTGAATGTCTAATCAATGCCGCTGTCTTTGGTACTGGTATTGCTGAAGTAGTAATGGAAGAAATCAAAGAAATGTCTCCAGCTACTGAGCCTTTACTGGGTGGAGAGCTACAAGCAGTAGGTGTGAATGTAAAAGATCGCATCTTAGTACGCCTAAAGCCTGTAATGCCACGTAATTTCCGTGTTGACCCTAACGCAACTACAGTAGATGATGCTATGGGCGTTGCTATTGACGAGTTTGTTAGTTGTCATAGCGTAGAATTACTACAAGAACAAGGCGTTTATCGTGACGAATACATCGGTAAGGCTGCTTCTGACTTTAATCTTGAGCCAGACGCTGAACTTTCGGTATATTCTGACGATAAAGTACGTTTAACTAAGTATTATGGCTTAGTACCTACTTATTTACTAGAAGAAGAAGTTGATGTAGAGTTAGATGATGATTTAAAGGACTCTCAGTACGTTGAGGCTGTCGTAATCATAGCTAATGAAGGCGTTCTACTGAAAGCTGAGGCAAACCCCTACATGATGCGTGATCGTCCTGTAGTAGCGTTTCCTTGGGACGTAGTACCTAGTCGTTTCTATGGTCGTGGTGTCGTAGAGAAAGGCTATAACAGTCAAAAAGCACTAGACGCTGAGTTACGTGCCCGTATTGACGCATTAGCATTGACAGTACACCCTATGCTAGCCATGGACGCTACACGTATCCCTAGAGGCACTAAGCCAGAGGTACGTGCAGGTAAGCTGTTGTTGACCAATGGCGACCCTAAAGAGATTATCAATCCATTTAACTTCGGTAATGTAAATCAGATCACCTTCGCACAGGCTGGCGCTTTACAGGACATGGTACAACAATCCACAGGTGCTGTAGATTCTACAGGTATCGGTGGTGCTGTTAATGGTGAAGCAACGGCAGCAGGCATCTCTATGTCACTAGGTGCTATCATTAAACGCCATAAGCGTACGCTAGTAAACTTCCAAGAGAATTTCTTAGTTCCCTTTGTAGAGAAAGCAGCTTATCGTTATATGCAGTTTGAGCCTGAGTTGTACCCTGTAAAAGACTACAAGTTCTGTGCTACTAGCTCACTAGGTATTATGGCCCGTGAATATGAAGTAACACAGCTAGTTCAATTACTACAGACTATGGGACAAGATCAGCAGTACTATCCAATCTTGCTCAAGTCTATCGTAGATAACATGAACTTATCAGAACGTGAAACTTTGGTATCTGCTATAGATCAAGCCTCACAGCCAGATCAACAAGAACAGCAACGTGCCCAAGAAGTTCATCAGAAACAGATTGAGTTCCAACAGTCTCAGATTAACGCTCTGCAAGGCCAAGGCGAAGAGTCTAAGGCTAGGGCTATTAAACTCATGGTTGAGGCTCAGGCAGTTCCTGTGGAGCTTGAGCTTGATAAGATTAAAGCTGTTACTGCCAATTTGGATGATGGTGTATCTGACGACAAAGAATTTGAACGAAGACTACAACTCGCTGATCGTATTTTAAAAGATCGTGAGCTTGAATTAAAATATAACCAAACACAAGGACAACCAAATGGTAACGCAGCGCCAACTGGAGGAAGTGGTCAATCAAGTGAATCAGAGCTACAAGACTTTGATACATCGGATAGAGGTGCTGGAGGCAGCATTAGGCAACCGACAGGCCTCTAATACCACAAAACGTAAGAAAACACAAGAAAAATCTTGACTTTTTTAGACTTTTATGGTATAATAGGTAGTATATAATGAATAAAGAATTAGAACAATACTATCGTGAAATGTTCCAGTTATTCAAGACTGATGGCTGGAATACTCTCCTGACTGACCTCAAGGCCAATACAGAGACAATAGACTCTATAGAACATACTAAAGGCCTTGAGGAACTTTTTTTCCGCAAAGGACAACTAAACATTATTGGTACTCTTTTGAACTTAGAGGAAACTACTCTCAACTCTTTTGAAGAGCTAGATAACCCTCAGGAAGAACAGGATTACGATGCTTAAAGTATTTGATTTTAAATGTCCAGACGGACACGTTAATGAACACTATGTAAAAGGTGACACCGAAACAGTCGAATGTAAAGACTGCGGTAAGCCTGCTACTAGGCAGTTAGCTATGCCTCGAAGTATGTTAGACCCTATATCTGGGGATTTTCCCGGAGCTACTATTAACTGGGCGAGACAACACGAAGCAAAAGCTAAAAAAGGCGACTTGTAGCCCTTTATAGGTAAACTACAGTCATTTTGTTTATCTCCACAATGCAAAGGCACGGAGTTTAGTATGGCAGCACAAATCATCGACAATGATGAAACTCAGTACAAAAGTGAACACTTAGATAACAATGAACTACCTGAGTACGAAGAATCGGAAGTAAACCCTCAAGAGGCAACTTTACAACCTGAAGAACCTGTTGAAGAAGAAGAAGAATCAACAGACGTTCCTAATAAATATCAAGGCAAGTCCCTAGAGGACGTAGTGCGTATGCACCAAGAAGCCGAGAAGTTATTAGGTCGCCAGTCTTCTGAAGTAGGAGAACTTCGTAAGGTAGTTGATGATTATATCTCAAGTACAATTCAACAACCTACTGAAAACACGGAAACAGAAGAAGAGATAGATTTTTACACTGAACCTGAGAAAGCTATTGCTCAGGCTATTAATAACCACCCTAAGCTGAAAGCAGCAGAAGAAGTTACACAGGCTTTTGCTAAACAAAACGCTATGCAGCAACTACAAAGCAATCATCCAGATATGCAAGAGATACTAACGGATGAAAAGTTTGCAGAGTGGATTAGGGGTTCTAAGATTCGTACACAATTATTTGTACAAGCAGATCAAGGTTATGATGCCGAAGCAGCTAACGAACTTTTCAATCTTTGGAAAGAACGTAAAGCCGTAGTGTCTCAGACAGTGGAAGCCGAAAAAGCTGGAAGACGACAGGCTGTCAAGAGTGGGTCAACGGGTTCTGCAAGAGGAAACCCAGATTCTACGTCCTCCAAAAAGTTCTATCGCCGTGCTGATATTATTAAACTTATGAAAACTGACCCTGATCGGTATATGGCACTATCTGACGATATACAACAAGCATATGCTGAGGGAAGGGTCAAATAGCTATTATTATAGGAGAAATTTAAAATGGCTACTAGTACTTATCCTTCAATGACAGGCGCTGTAGATAATACTTCCGCAGCTAGTTTTATCCCTGAGATTTGGTCTGACGAAGTTGTTGCTGCTTATGAGCAAAACCTAGTCTTAGCTCCTCTCGTTAAGAAAATGTCCATGCAAGGCAAGAAAGGCGATACTATCCATATCCCTAAGCCTACCCGTGGTTCTGCTAACGCTAAAGCTGAAAACACTGCTGTTACCATTCAGAATGCAGTAGAATCAGAAGTTATTGTCAACATCGACAAGCACTTTGAATATTCTCGCATTATTGAAGATATTACTGAAGTACAAGCTCTTGCTTCCCTACGTCAGTTCTACACTGGTGATGCTGGTTACGCTCTAGCCAAGCAAGTTGATGATGATCTATTCACCCTAGCCAAGTCTTTTGGTGACGGCGATGGTTCTGATTGGACTCACTCTAAGTCTTACATCAATGGCGGCTCTGGTGCTCTAAGTGCCTATGCTGGTTCTACTGCGACTGGTTCTGCTTTCGATGATGCTTTCTTGCGTTCTTTGATTCAAGAACTTGATGATGCAGACACCCCAATGGACAACCGCTTCATCGTTGTACCTCCTGCTTTGCGTAACGCAATCATGGGTATTGACCGCTACGTTAGCTCTGACTTCGTAAATGGTCGTGGCGTTGTTAATGGTAAGATCGGTGAGTTGTATGGTGTAGACGTATTCGTTTCTACTAACGTACCTACTCTAGCTTCTGGTGTTCGTGGCGCTATCTTGGGTCATAAAGACACCATGGTACTTGCTGAACAGCAGGGCATCCGTTCTCAGACTCAGTACAAGCAAGAGTTCTTAGGCACTCTTTACACTGCTGATCGTCTATACGGTACTAAGGTACTACGTCCTGAAACTGGTATTGTTGCTGCTGTTGCAGGCTAATAACCAGTAAAACTAAGGGGGCTTTTTAGCCCCTTTTTGTTCTTTTTTTGACAAGGGGTTGTAAATGGCAATTTATAGGGGTACAGGTGGTAGTGGTGATGCAACTAATGACGCTACTATAACAGAAGTAACACAACAAGCGGTAAACGCCTCTGAATCTGCTGACGCTGCTGCTGCTAGTGCGACTTCGGCTGCCAGTAGTTCTGCTTCCGCTCTGACTTCAAAAACCGCATCACAAACCTCAGAAACAAATGCAGCTACTAGCGCAACAAATGCAGCTACTAGCGCAACAACGGCAGACGACAGAGCTAATGACGCTGCTGGATATAAAGCCGATGCTTATACTTATCAAGGATTAGCTTACGATTACAAAGAAGACGCAGAGACAGCCAAGACTGCTGCTGAGACAGCAGAAACTAATGCTGCTTCTTCAGCTACTAGCGCAGCTACTAGTTCTACTAGTGCTAGTAATTACGCTTCTGTAGCGAGTAGCTATGCAGACAATGCAGAGACCTCAGAAACAAACGCTGCTACTAGCGCAACTAACGCTTCTACATCAGAGACTAATGCTGCTACTTCAGCTACTAACGCTTCTACCTCAGAAACAAATGCAGCTACTAGTGCAACTGCGGCTGCTTCTTCTGCGTCTAACATATCAACAGCAGAAACAAATGCAGCAGCTAGCGCAACCTCAGCAGCAACTAGTGCAACTAACGCTGCCGCCAGTGAATCTTCTGTAGCAACAAACGCATCTAATGCAGCAACTAGTGAGACTAATGCAGCTAATAGCGCAACATCAGCTTCTACTTCTGCTTCTACTGCTACTACTAAGGCATCTGAAGCAGCTACTAGCGCATCTACAGCGACAACTAAAGCTAGTGAGGCATCTACTTCTGCTTCTAATGCAGCCACTAGTGCAACCTCCGCAGCAACATCAGCTACAAACGCAGCAGCTTCTTTTGATTCTTTTGACGATAGATATTTAGGTTCAAAGTCTTCTGAACCAACAGTAGACAACGATGGTGATGCTTTATTAACTGGTGCTTTGTATTTTAACTCTACTACAAACACTATGAAAGTTTACTCTGGCTCTTCGTGGCTAGACGCTTACGCTTCTCTGTCTGGTGCGTTGCTGACTACTGGCGGTACTTTGAGTGGCGACTTAGACTTTGATGATAACGTCAAGGCTAAGTTTGGTGATAATAACGAACTACAGATATTTACTAGTGGAGGCACATCATACATACATGAAGTAGGGGCTAATGATTTATATATCAAAGGTTCAAGTATTTATATTACTGATGCTGATAATAACCAATTTATCCATTGTAACGATACAGGCACTGGTGGCGCTGTTTTGCTGAAACATACTGGTAGCACTAAGCTCGTCACTACTTCTACTGGCATAGACGTAACAGGCACAGTAACGGCTGATAACTTTAGGTCTGATTCAGCAAACACTGGGTATAATTTATTAGCTCGTGATGATGCTAATGTATCGACATACATTCAAAATGGAGGTACAGGTCATGTGTTGCAAGTTCGCTCAGGAAGT